CTTTTTATATCATTTAAAAAGGGATAAATAAAAAAATCAATTTTTATTTTACCAAGTAAAAGTTTTATAAAAAACGTTGTTTTTTTGAAATCTCGCGATTCCATTAATAACGATGCTGTCTCCTCATAAAGTTGTCCTTCCTAGTTAGATAACAACCTTGAAGTTCTTCATCGATTATCCGCGAAGCGATCTCATCTGCTGTTTCAATGTTTCCCACCCTCACTTCATGCATCGCTAATTCAAGACGCGCATGATCTTTGTCTTCTTGATCACTCGCGCAAGAATCAGCGATAAGTTTACAGATATCTAGGCATATCTTATAGCAGAGGCGTGTCATATCAATAGCGACTGACTTCGGATCATCACCAATTAGACAATCATAAAGATCTTGCCAAAAATTGGCAGGAAATTTTTGGCAGTTTTCTAGAAGCATTGTGGCGTCAAATAAAAGCTTCGCAATGGCATATTCATCTATATGATGAAGAAACATCATTTTAAATTTTTTGAGTTCATCCTTTCGTTCTTCAATTTCACGTGTTAAATCGCGTAATTTCGAAAGATTGTTTTCAGATTCATCATCTAATTTTTGACGAGAATTTTTACTCAGCGACCCGTTTTCGTGGAATTCATTAAAAAACAAGTAGAATTCCCATAATTGAAATTCAACTTTTGCAAGTCCTGCTTGTTCGGGTTGTATTTGAATACCACGGAAGTTCTCCTTAAAGTTGGCCAGCCTACTTTGAAGTTCTTCATCGATTATCTGTGAAGCGATCTCATCTGCGGTTTCAATGTTTCCCACCCTCACTTCATGCATCGCTAATTCAAGACGCGCACGATCTTTGTCTTCTTGATGACTCACGCAAGAATCAGCGATAAGTGTACAGATATGTATGCATGCCTCATAGTAGAAGCATGTCGTATCAATACTGACTAAATTCTGACGATCATCAATTAGACAATCATAAAGATCTTGCCAAAAATTGTCAGGAAATTTTTGGCAGTTTTCTAGAAGCATTGTGGCGTCAGATAAAAGCTTCGCAATGGCATATTTATTTATATGATGTTTCTTCATCATTTTCAATTTTTTGTATTCATTCTTCAGTTTTTGAATGTTATGTCTTAAAAGAGCTAATTTCGAAAGATGCTTTTTAAATTCACCATCTAAGTTTCGACGAGAATCTTTACGCAACGACTTTTTTTTTCTGAATTCTCTTAAAAACCGTTGGATTTTACATAATTTAACTTTTGCAGATCCTGCTTCTTCGGGTTGGGGTTTGGGTTGGGAGTGGGAGTCCATGGGGGATTGAAGTATTCCGCTAAATTAAATAAAATTCTGTATCTATTTACCATCAATTTTTAATAAAAATCAATTTTTATTTTATCAAATATTTATCAACTAAAACAAAATGATAATCAAATACAAGCCACAAGGACAGACACTTGGACAACTCACACGCGAAGTTCAAGAAGAAACCAAAAACAAAATATGCTATATTGGGCGCCTTGATCCACTTGCGAGTGGTCTCGTCTGTTTTTTAATCGGAGATGAGTGTCTGAGTTCAAGAAGCCGTCTCCATTCAGATAAAACCTACTGTTTTAACCTCATTCTCGGAATATCAACTGACACAGGGGATGCCCTCGGGCTCATTCAAAAAATGAGCGCGGTTGATTTGGGCGCGGTCGACGTCAGCGCCATCATAGAAAAATACAGCAACTACACATACGAGCAAGAATATCCAATGTATAGTTCCTATGAAATTCGCTCAGGTGGTCTCAAAAAACCGCTCTGGTATTTCGCCAAAAATGGGATTCCCATTGATAAAATTCCCACTCATCAAATAACTGTCCATCAACTGGAACCAACAAGCGAACCAACCATCATTACAAGCGCCTCTTATTTTATAGAGCAGATCGCGCGGATCAATGAGGAGAAGTCTCGCCTCCGGAAAGATGAAGTAATCGCGCAATATCGCGCTTTGAGTCCGATGTCGCTGGTTTCAATTCCACTTATCGCAAAAGTGAGTGGGGGCGCTTATATCCGGCGCTTATGTGAGGACATTGGGGCTGAATATGGAATTCCGGCGATGGCGGATTCCATTGAAAGAGTGGCCTATCATTTTCCATAAAAATTGATTTATTATAGAATCGATTGTTTCTTATAAATAAATCTCACAATGGCTACTCAACAACAACCAAAATTTGACAAGATTATGGAAGAAATCATCGGTGAAATGTCTGGAAAACCAGGCCTCCTTATGACTATTCTCAACGTTCATGCGAGGCTATACGAAAAATACAAGTCCGAAATGAGCGACCCCTTAAAAAAAGACGATATAATTCGTCAATTGAAGAAGGCTTTCCGTGAAATTGAGAGCGAGTATGACAACGTTTATCGCATTTTTCGTGGGACAGGGGAATACCTCATTTGGTCCCTGAAATCGCGCGATGAGATTCTCCAAGATTTGGATTCACTTCAAACTTACGAGGACTATTTGAGGAATGGAAAGAAGCCCGATACAGTTGAATACCGTATGGTATTTCCAACGATTGAGATGGACCTTCAACTTCCAAAGGAGAAGACGGTCCTTGAAAAAATCATTGAGATGCTTAATGCACGCGATTTAACGTTTGTTTCTGATTGTGCAACTGTTGATGGAAATCTGAATGCTGTTCAGTATTTGGTCCAAGCAAATCAACTTGATTTATTGCGCCGGATCCACGATTTATCGAGCATCCCTCTTTCTACGAAAACAGTCAAAACAAATCAGTCATGCTCTGAACTTGCGATGGCGACAGGAAATTGCGAAATGGTCGAATTTGTCATTCGCAACAGCTATGAACAGCAAAATCGTTCTCTACGCAACCAGATTGATACTCTCAAAGGAACACAAATGACTATATATGATGACATTCGCCGTTTGCGAACTGATAATCAGTTGATGAAAACTCAATGCGAGTCATCTCGCGTTAGTCGTTTGATGAACCGGATTAAGACGTATCTTCTCTTTTTTATGATTATCTACATCATGTTTTTCTAATAAAGAAATCCATTATTTGAAATTGGAGCGCGAGTGTTAGTGGAAACCGGATCGCAAAATTGATATAGAGGGATGAATACCCGCTATAAAATCCCTTGAAACCATTATTATTTATAATTTCTTTTACTACGCTCCCTAATGACACCGTCTTATTGTTGAGTAAATTATGGGTATGTCTTGCGCGAATGACATCAAACGGGCTACATAAAATGGTCGCCGGTATATTCAAGGCGGACCCAATTATGAAATCCTCGACAAACTTCGACTTTGCGAAAAGACGGTGTTCTGGTCGGACCGAAAAATACCCGCCCAATATTGTCCCTGTATAAACCGCGTTCCTCAGGGCCATTGGGACCATCAGGCTCCCCACGTTCTTGCGAACAATATCAATATAAGAAATCTTCCGGTTTTCCAAATTCATTTGTTTAAATGATTGGACCGCTAGTATCGGTCCTAAAAAGGCCCCATCTATCAAACCGGCCCCGAATGCGGACTGATATTTGGATGCACCCATTTCCTCCAATTTATGAAATGCGTAGTATTTAAGCGCCATTTGCGGGGTTATACTCGAAAGACCCACCATTCCCCCACGAAATAGAACTTTATAACCATTCTTTTGTATCATTTGATAAATAGTGGTTGTTGTCGATGCTGATTGGAGGTGTTGCTTGAAAAAATCAAGGGGGAGTGTTATGCTATAACCGACTGCTCCGGCGAGTGCACCAGATAAAATTGCGTCCATATTTATGATTATATTTTATTTCATATCACAGTTTAAAAAATATTGAATTGTTATCTTATCTTTATGGAAAAATTTGAGAGCGCCCTTAAACAAGTGGATAATCCAGATTTCCAAACGAATGGAAAGGTCGAGTTATATAAAGTAGGTATAGATTTGCTAAAAGACCCCCGCCACGATTTCAAAACGAAAAAGAAAATTATAAAACAGATATTATTCTTTTATCCGGATGATGCGAAGATGTATCATCAAATGGGCGCATTATATGAAGGGAAAGACCCTGAGAAGCAATTGTGGTGGTATAAGTTATCATACAACGCTAAGCCGGACTATTTTGAGAATTTGATGTCGCTGTGTCGCATACTATTCAATAAAAAGCTCTATCGGGAGCTTGTTAATTTGAACAAGGATAATCTATTTGAGCAATTTTTGGGGGAGCAGGAGTTCTTACATTATTATTTTTTTAGCCAGAAACTGAGCAAATTACATAAGGATATTTTGCGCTGTGTTTTACAACGCGTCAAAGACGGTTCTGTTATAAAATGTTCAAGCAAGGAGCAGATGAATCTCAAATTTGAGAACTATTTCTATTTGGGGTCCATTTATTTCAGTTTGGGCGATGTGATGAATGGTCTCAAATATACTGAAAAAGCCTATGAGCTGAGCCATAAATTCAACCTTTATTCATATCAATTAAGCACTTATATGTCCGTTATGTGTATATATGACTATTTCCTTTATAATCATGATGAGTATATCAGGAAGGCACGCGAGCTTGAATCAATGTATGTGATCGATAAATCAAAGATATTCAAGCCAAAAATTGGGCGGAATCGCACTGGAAAGATTCGCATTGGTTATGTATCTAGTGATTTCAATCTACACGTCGTCTCACACTTCATTCTTCCGATATTACGCAATCACGACCTTAGCCGGTTTGAAATCTATTTATATATCAACTTAGAAGAAATCCATGAATATTATCGACCACTCTCTGCATTTAAGCGCCTCATATTAAATGCGGATGATTACGTCGTCGCCGAGCTAATACAGAGGGATGCGATTGATATTTTGATTGATTTGAATGGGAACACACTGAATAATAGGCTTGGCGTTTTTGCGTATAATCCGGCCCCTATTCAGATGACATATCTTGGCCATCCAAGTAGCACATTTATGAAGAGTATTCAATACAAGATAGTGGATGCGATAACGAACCCACCGGATAGTATCCAGTATCACACAGAAGAACTACTCCAAATGAAGAGTTGCTTCTTGCTTTATGAGCACATTCAATACAGCCCCCCGATTACACATCGCCAGTCTAATCCTAGCGAAATTGTCTTTGGCTCTTTCAATAAGGAATCTAAAAATTCAGAGTATATATTGGAAATATGGGGGCGGATATTGCGCAAAGTAGAGAACTCCAAGATTAAAATAAAACTCGACAGTTTTGATAATGCAGATGCTCGTCAGCAATATTATGCAGAGAAAATGAATGTCCCAGCGGATAGAATAATAATACTGACAAAATTACACGATAGGGCCTATATGGAGCTCTTCGTGGATGTCGATATTTTGCTGGATTCGTCCCCGTATAGTGGAACAACGACGACGTGCCATTCGCTCTATCATTCGCTCCCGATTATAACCCTTTATAATAAAGATTATCACTGTCATAATGTTAGCGCATCGCTTATGATACACTCCGGTCTGGAACGGATGGTTGCCAAAACGCCAGATGAATATGTTGAAATTGCAAAATATATGGTGGACAATATTGATTGGTTTAATGAATATAAGAAGGGAATCCGTGATAAATTTTTGGCGCTTATGAATCCGAGGCGATTTATGAGTGAGTATGAAGGGATGTTGGGCTCTCTTATTCAAAAACACGCGCATTGATGTTAATAAAATTTATAATAGGATGGATCAAGTTAGTCAAATGAAAAAACTCATTGAGTTTTTTATCTATTTGCAAAAAAATATTGATTACTGAGATGCTTTTGCGAAATATGGTGTGATTAGCGTATCGAAGATCTATGTCTATAACTAAAAATGGAGAAAACTTAATAAATGATGAAGGACTTAGAGATACACTGATTGATTTACATGTTGTTGGATTTTACATTATTGAATTGAAAAATTGAAAAATTGAAATATTTTATTATAATAAAATTATATAACAAAATGGACAAATATACTATACAAACATTCAATCAACAGTATTTATTGCATCAAAACTATCAAAAGGAAAGAATGAAAATATTACCAATCGTAAAAGTCCGGATGGCAGGAATTCCAGAAGACATCAGTGAGAATGCTATAAAATTTATTCTTCACGCAAATGGTGATACAACATCGCGGTGGAATAATAAAACAGGAGATTTGTTTTCTGAAAAAGAAGGTAAGCAAGAATGTAAATGTTTTACAAGTAGTGGTCCAATCAGTTTTACTCCATCATCAAATTGGGATGTTTTATATTGTTTGGATGCTCGTCAATGGACCGATAATAAATTTATTTTATATAGAATAAATTTATCAAAAAATTCGGAAGAATGGAAGAACATTAAAGTTAGTCAAAAACAAACGTTTGATAATCAAGCGAAACAAGGAAGACGACCACGTATTACGTGGGATGCGTTATTTCCTCAAATTTCACAACACTATGAAAAAATTTTTGAAGGCAATATCTTCGATTTAGTAATCAATCCTCTTTTAGCAACAGAGGAACTAACCGGTTTGCGATTAAATGAATAATTGGAACTGATACTGAATTCCCCACTAACTGGTATAAGCTCGAATCAGATAATTTTGGTAATTGAAATGTTATTGGAAATCCTTGTAAATTAAAACACTCTCTGGGTGTAATTTTTCGGATTCCATGACTATCCAATATAATTGGAACATTGTGGCCTCCACTTCCCATATTTGCGGTTAGTGTTGGGCATTCCATACTCTTATTTTCTCTGACATAAACACGCCGGTATTGATATACGGTATTTTGTTTTATAACATCTTTATGTAATAATTCCCATATTTTGGATGTGCTATTGTAATAATATTTTGGATTTATATCCGTTTCTAAAAACTCTTGTATTCCTCTTTTTTCAATTATTGGAAAATCAAGACTGAAATTATCATATACCGTTTTTGATTTCATACATACGATATAAATCCGTTCTCGATGATGTGGTATTCCGGTTATTTCTGCGGTATTCAATATTTTATATTTTATATGATACCCTCTCTGTTCCAAATTTGTTTTTATTATTTCAAATGTTTTCTTATCATCATGCGATACTAAATTTTTTACATTTTCTAAAATAACACATTTTGGATTATGATAATCTATAATCGAAAGAAGTTTCCAAAATACATTTGAACGACTATCTTCGAACCCATTTTGATGTCCTGCTATACTAAATGGCTGACAATTATGAACAATCGTATTCATTACAATATAACTATTATCATTTTCAACTTCAAAATTATATACCAAAGTATTATTTGTATTTTCTTTTATTATTTTAAATGGAGCAAACCAAACATAATTATCTTCAATAAATGATGATATTTTCTTTTTTAATTGTAGAATTCCTCTTATACAATAAGTATCTTTTTGATTTACTGTTCGACCTTCAATAACGCACGTTTTTGGACGAATACATTTATTTATTGAAAATATATAACCTAATTTTAAATATAACCTTTGTAGTCCATATGCTAAATTTAATGAGACAGTTGAAATTTGTAATATATTATTATTAATACATCCATCTGCTTTCATATATCCATTAATAAATTCTTGAATAAATTCATTTGGAGCGTCTTGAACCCATTCCGGTATTAATTTTTCATCTGCATATCTTCCAAATTGTTTAAAAATATTATACCAGATAAAATTTGAACATCCAAATTTTTTACATTTTTCAGAATCGCATTTTTTATCAGTAATTGGAATTATATTATTTATTTTTTCAAATATTTCTTTTTCATTTTTATTATTTATTGCGAAACGTATTTTGTGTTCACCATTTCCTTCCTCTATCCAACCATTTCCAATAAAATACCCTATAACAAACCAATAATCTAATATATCGAATTTGATTGTTATTTTTTCAAATGTAAATTCAGGTATAATATTATTATTATTTATAACCATTCCAAAATAATCATTTTTAGTAAGTTCATTTGCTTTTTTCCATTTCGGATTTCCAAAAATATTTTTTCCTTTTTTTTCACGAATATAAAATGGATGTTCTTCTGTCGAAATTATTACTTCTGGATGATATTTAATTTTTATTTTATATAAATCGCCATTATATATTTTTCTCTGTAAATTTAAAATATTATTAAATTTTCCAGTATGAGTCAATAATTTATCAGTTATTTCGACATTTTCAATATTTTTATATCCATTATAAGTTAAAATTTGTGTTCCTTCTATAAAACATGGAAATCCCGCCGTTAAAATATCATGGTGCGGTATATCAGTTTCCTCAACTTGATGTAAATCAGATAATGTCAATTTATGAGAAAAATTCATATCGTATATTTTCTTGGATGACTCAATCATATCATTTGAAAAAACAACCTCAACATTTCCAGTATTCAAGAATGAATATGAAAATGCTCCGGTTCCAGAAAATAAATCAATCATTCTTAATTTATTCTTCGGAGCCTCAAACTTCTCAATTAATTTAATAATTTCTTCTTTCTTTTTATTACTGTAATTCGATATTCCTCGTTCCTTACAGATTCGAATCAATTCATTCTTCGTTTTGTCCATGTTATAATTGTTATTATTTTAA